TAAGTGTACCAGTAGTGTTGGCGTATAACGCACTTGAACCGACGGCTACATTATCAATACCCGAAGTGGTGCTTCTTAATGCTTGATAACCAACGGCAACTTGATCTGTACCAGTAGTATTACTATAACCCGCCTGATACCCAACTGCGGTGTTGTTAGATGCGGTGGTGTTGAAGGCTAAAGAGAGGTGGCCTAATGCGGTATTATAAGAACCCGTTGTATTACCACCTAAAGCATTACTCATGGCAGTATTGCTGGTTCCAGTGGTGTTTGCATACAATGCACCATAGCCAACGGCAGTATTATCTGATGCTGTATTAGAGTTTAAAGCAACGGCTCCGATTGCGGTTATTTGCGTCCCTGTATTATTAGCATACCCAGCCTGATACCCAACAGCTGTGTTGTTACTGGCGGTGGTGTTGGTTTCAAGTGAGCTTTGCCCTAAAGCGGTGTTATAATTACCCGTTGTCGTGCTTTGCAAAGCATTTGTGCCAACACCTGTATTGGCGCTTCCTGTGGTGTTACTTAAAAGAGCCGTCCTGCCAACTGCAACAATCCCAGAACCAGTAGTATTAGCATTCCCCGCTTGATACCCAACAGCGGTGCTGTTGCTGGCGGTGGTGTTGTTTTCTAATGCTTCTGCCCCAAAAGCCGTGTTGTTGGCACCTGTGGTATTGTCGTATAACGCACTATATCCAACTGCGGTATTATAGCTTGCATTTGAGTTAGTATAAAGTGCCCGCCAACCCAACGCAGAATTATAATACCCAGTTTCGTTAGAGAATAATGCAGTATGACCAACCGCTGTGTTGTAGTACGCTGTAGTGTTTGAGCCTAACGCCCCTCCACCAACGGCTACGTTGCTCCCACCTGTAGTATTTGCATCTAAAGCTGTGCTGCCAACGGCAGTGTTATTCAAGCCTGTTTCATTGGAAAGCATGGCATTGTAACCAATAGCCGTGTTTTCATACCCTGAAGTGTTTGCGGTTAGAGCAGATGTGCCTACCGCTGTGTTAAAATTACCGCCAGTGATTATTGCATCTAATGCATTATTACCCAACGCCACGTTATTGGAACCCGTAGGATAATTCCCGTCCAGCTTGATCGTGCCGCCATCGACTGACAGGTTGCCAGCTACAGTTAAACCGTCCGTGACGGCTGTGCCTGTGATGTCTACGCCAGAAGTCGTTGTAATTATTTTTTCAGCGTTATCGTAGTATAAAGAAACACCCGCATCGACCTCCGCTAAAATCATTCTTTCAGTGTTACCTGTGTTTCGTAATTCAAAGTTACCTGCGAGGATACGCAGGTTACCCTGACCCACGTCACCCACATAACTATGAGTCCCATCATGGTAAAGCTGTAGGTCAGACCCTGCGCCGAAGATGGCTTTGTCGTCGTCACCGAACAGGATGTCATTACCACCTGTCGTGTTGCCGTTAGCAAGAACCTCGGACAGTTCGTTGTTTGCACCAACCTGCGCGTCAACGTAAGCCTTGATGGACTCAGATGTCGCAATGTTCGTCGCAGTCGCCGTACCCATTGTATCGTCGTCAATAATCGCGGTCACAGACACTCCGCCCAAGCGCAGGCTGTCAAAGTACGCATTGTTAAAGACGTTCGCAGCTACAGCACCAGAACCAGCGCCGTCAAAGTAAACAACCGCAGTCGTCCCCGCGGGAACCTCATAATCGTTGCTCGCGTTGTACGTCCCTTGAAACAGGATAATGCTGCGCGATCCTGCCAGATTGTTGCGCACATAAATGATCTTTTCAGAGTCGTTCGGCGTCAACTGCACAAAAGCCGTCGCGCCCAAGTCGCCGCCGTCGGCAAATGTAACCATGCGGTTTCGGCCATCGGACGCCTCACCGTCTGTAATCGCTAGAGGGTTCGGAGAACCAGATGTCCCCGCACTCGGCAATGTGACAGTAACCTGACCGTCAAGAGCCGTATCCAAAAGACTTAGGTTTGTGTTCGTTGTATCGCCCCATGTACCGGACTGTTCGCCTGTGCCGATAAGCTCGATACCGTTGTTTAATGTATATGTACTAGGCATTTTTCGATCCTATGCTGCTATGTCATCCCAGCTTGGAGTTTGAGACGGTGTTTCGTCACTCCACGCAGGGGTAGAAGATGGTGTTACGGGACTATAACCCGGATTTTGATTTGGAACAATACGTCCCCATACAAGAACTTGACCTGCCTCGCCAGTTCCTTCGACGCCAATTACAAGAACATCTGAGTTTGCTGTGATTGAAACTTCGCCAACTTCACCTGTGCCTTCAACACCAGTGACATTAACATTGACAACAATTTCCACGATAACGGAGCCAACAGTGCCTGTCGCCTCTAATCCTGTAACAGGCGCATTAGCGCCCGCAATAACCTCAATAAAGCCGCCGTAGACAAAACCTTGAGCCTGTAGTCCGCTTGGTATCTCTACAGTTGCGTCTGCCTCAACAACAACGCCGCCCTCTGCTGTTGTTGCTTCAAGTCCAGTAACAGGAACATTCGCTCCACCCACAACAGCAGCAGTGCCAACCTCACCCGTAGCCTCAACACCTGTTGGGAATACATTAGCCTCGGCAACAACCGAAACACTGCCAACGCCGCCAACGGCTTCAAGCCCCGTTACCGGGACATTGGCCTGACCAGTCGCCGTTACTGTGCCAACGCCGCCTGTCGCCTCTAAGCCCGTTACGTCAACATTGGCCTCGGCAATAACCGAAACAGACCCCACCGCTCCTGTGGCGGAAACACCGTCCACAAAAACCTTGAGGATAGGAGTGCCAAAAGAACCATCACTCCAAGTGGATCGACCCCACCCTTCATATAGAGTTGACGAGGCCATAAACTAGACCTTACGCGATACGAATGATGGCGTTAGATGCGTCCGCTGTTGGGAATACGATTGTGAAGTCACCAGCCGTTGACGTTTTGTCAGCACCAAAATCAAGTACAACAACCGCACGGTTGCCGTTTGTAGAATTGTAAATCAGTGCCCCACGCGCTGTGATCGTTGCTGTTGTAAAGGTAAAATCAGCAAAGTCAGAAAACGCAGTCGTTCCAGAAGTTGTAGGATCAATGTTTGTTAGCGTCCCGCCACCCGCAGAATAGCCTGTGCCGCTAATCTCACCGGAAGTTGTATATACCGTCGTAGAAGCATCAAGCGTTGCGGTGTTGTCGTACAACGCAATTTTGTAGGCATTCGCGCCTACGTTAAAGTCGTGCAAACCTTCCAAGATTTCTTGCTTGAAAGATGTGCACATATAGTTACCTGTAAATGCCATTTCTAGTCTCCTTATGTTTTCTCTCTCAAGATTAGCCCAGTGCGGTACGCATCTGTAACTTCTTGTGACTCACCAAAGTTTTTAACACGAGATAGAGCCTCAGTAAATCTCTGGGTATAGTTCTGCACCAAGTCAGCCTCACCCTTCATAAAGGTGTAAGCCTCGATCAGACTGCCGTAAAGCAACGCTACAGAAGCATTTGTGCTCAACCATGTAGTTCCACTATCACCCCCAGATGTTAGGCTTGCAGGGCGATAGAAATAATGAAGCTCAACGTCATACGCTGCGTCAGGCGTGGGACCCAATATGAAGTTTTCTATATCGAACTGGGCGTAGTATCGAGGTGCGCCAGTCGAAGAATTGTTCGGGTTAAATGACTGAACAAAGTTAACATCTTTAAACAAGACGAACTCTTTGTTGCCATTCGATGTAAATGAAAGGCTAAATGGAGCCAAATAATCGCTAGGAAGTGCCAAATACTGGTTTCCAAGAGTCATATTGCCCGTCTGGTTCTTTCGAAACACTTCTAACTGAGCAATCTTCAAGATACGCTCTTCAGTATTCTTGATAAAAACATCTAAGTTATTCACAAAGGTTGTCTCTGTGTTCTCAGTGTAATCCTGAATCGCTGTCTTCAGTTCTGCGTATGTAAAGCTCATGTTATGCTCACCGTCACACTACCAACAGAGCCAGTAGCTACCAAATTATTAGGCGTTAGCCCACCATCATACGTCAATCCTACAGGATTCCATCCCCATTGTATATTGTCTTGCTGAGGCACGTTCTGTTCAGGACGCGGATTTCGCAATGCTTGGGGATCAGGAGTGGCTCGAAGAGGCTCAAGCTGTGGTTGCTTGGCTTCCCACTCATCTTTGCCCACAAGAAGTCCATTCCATTCCTTGCGCATGTCTTTTAGGCGGTATCTGAAGCCAGATCGGTCAGATATGCCATATGCCCACTTTCCTGTGGCATACTTAGACATAACGATAATTCCTTAAATCTGGTGCAACGCGGAACGATGCACGGTCACGGTCTTCGTCCATAGCGCGCCCAATTTCCTCTTCATACACTGATTTTAGCATCTGAGAGCGGTCTGGAGCGCGTTTTATACTGATATAATAAGCTAAACCAGCCGCTAAAGCAGGGTAAAATCGAAACGGAACTTGCAGTGTATTTGTGTAATTATCGGCGTCATCTAGCCGTATTAGAGAGTCATAATACACTACATCAGTGCTATTATCGGGCAAAGGCCACAATTTTAAGACAGGATTGATCTGTCTGTCGATAAAATACTGAGTAGGGCGACCAGTTGTCGATTTAGTAGGAATATTAAGGTATTCGTCACGACTAATGCGGTCTAAGGCGTAATCTGTGCCGTCTCGGCGCACCACAAGCGAAAGAACGTCAATTGTGGACGTTCCAAGGTCATATTCTCCATCACCAGAGACCAAAGCCAAGTTTCTTTGAGATATAGTCCACTGATTAAGGCCACGGTTGGCCCAGTCAGCAAACATTAGGTTCATAGAACGCTTGGCGGTCTTGAGATCGTATCCTGTACGAACTTCTAGCCCACAACGCTCAAACGCCTCTTCGACGTAATCGGCAACATCTAATTCAAAGTCTGTTGATCCAGATACAGTCATTTCTTTTTCCTTTTAAGAGACTTAACTCTTTTTGGCTTGCCAGCAGGCTGTCCAAGTCGCTTCTTTTGTGCCACTCTACTACGCTTTTCGCTCGTTGTCATCTCTGAAGCGGTCTTGGGTGTCTTTGAGTTAACGCGCTTGCTTGGTCGGCAGTAAGGAGTTCCTCGCTTTTCGCCTTCTTTGCGACCACAGGCTTTACCAGTGCGGACATCTTTCCAGTCCTCTTTGAACCATCTCTTTAAAGCAGCGCCTTTTTTCGTTTTTCTAACAGCCATTAGCTCATCTTCGTTACTTTACGGCGATTTGAGGCAACCTTACCGCATCCATTCGCGATAACCTCTCCACCAGCCATCATACGACGCACTGGACGCTTACGATACTCGTTAGATGGCCCAATAGCGCCACCCATAGCCTTCTTTACAGGCTTTTTCTTGCTGTTTCCCCAGTTTTTAGCACCTACTTTACGACACTTTGCGATTGCGCCGCTTGCGTATGCGCTTGGGAACACTTTGTACCTTGCTTTTACCTTTTTGTAGCACGCGTCCTTTGGCATTTTTCTTCCTCTTCATAGGCGGCTTGGTCACTTGCTGCGCCATCTGTGAGCGGCCTATAGCCATATTAACACTTCCAACGCTTACGCGCCTGCCTCAAGCGACTATTAGGGTCCTTTGCCGCTTTTGGGAACTTCTTCATTTGACCTGCCGAACGAGCGCAGTAGGATTTACGCCGCTTGGCATCCTTGCTGCCCTTTTTGACCTTACCAGTCACAGCAGTTTTTAATTTTGAACCGGGATTAGCTTTTTTGTAGGCTTCCACACCTTTTTTGGTCATACCCGCGCCAGACTTGGTTTTGCGGTAATTACCGCCTTTACCAGTGGTTTTGCGTATTGGATTCTCTTTTTTACGAGCCATCAGGACCAATCCTCGTTTTTAATCAATACACCCTGAAAGACCGCACTAATCGCATTGTTTTGGTTTTTGCTACACTTAGCTCTAACTTCTACATCGGTCTTTTCTTCAATTTTCAAAGGCTGCGTGAAGGGGAAAATTAATTCACCGCCAATAATATCCACTTTAACGCTAGTTCTGAAAACACCGTTATTTCTACGAGTCAAAAAACGCACAGTCATAAACGCACCAGAAGTATCTGTCCCGTGAGTAGCTATGCCCTCTGTGACGTACAAAGTATGCCCAGCAGGCACAGTGTAAACAGCCATTAAGGTTTGATTTTCACCTAACGTAATTTGTGCATACGTCGTGCTAGAATTGGCAATCGTGACGTTTCCAGTCGGTGCCTGCGATCCAGAAACAAAAGCTCTATAGAGGCGCAAGAAAAACGTATCAGATTCTGCGAATCCAGTTCCATCCAAAACCACGACTTCGCTTACTTCGTTATAGTCCGCGTCGAGTCCCACCATGGTAATTTCAACGAACTCATCGTCAGCACCACCCGCAGAAGTTGCTGTCATTTTTACCGCAGAAGTTGGATATGCGTAGATTCCACCAACATCCCATATAGTTTCTTCTACGTTAACAATCAGTGGATTGTAGCCGTACTTAAACAGCGCAGTATGGCCCGTAATATCACCACGGGCCACCTGTAGCTCAAATGGCTCAGATGTTCCAATCTGTGTTATGGAACGATAATTAGCCATCCAACCCTCTTTATGACAAAAAGATTGTCAATTGGTTGCTTGCACCTGTGAACGCACTTATATAAGCGCCATTCGTCGCAAGAATGCCATCATCTGGAATGTTCAAATGATGAATCCCTGTTGGGAATGTCTGTGTAATCAGCGTATCACCAGACGCGCTACCGTTCTTGATTGTGAATGCGCCAGCCGCAGCCGCGTAAATTACAATCTGACGGATACGCGAACGTGAGTCGCCAACAACAGCAGCAGTAGTGCCCTGCGTCCAATTATATGCTTTTACTGGACCTGCCATAAACGCCTCCTATTATGTTAGAGCAGCGCCAACAGCAGTAACCCAAGCGGCTCCTGTATTGATTACTAAACAGTATTCGTTGTTGCCTGCGCCATTGTCGCTGACAATGTAAACAGTACCAACAGTAGTATCTGCAAAAGCAGGTAAGTTAGCAGTTGTTACAACTGGAACCTCAAAGCCATTGGTTGACTGTACTGGGCCTGAAAAATGTGTAGTTGCCATGTTTTTCTCCTCTCGTGTCCGAGGTCAACTCCATATGCGTGCAAAACATATGGATATATACCGAGCATTATTACTCAAGTTCAGAATAACACAAAGAAAGAAAAAAGAAAGGGGCCACCGAAGCAGCCCCTTTCAAATGACGTTTCAACCGAATTAGGCTCCGGGTGAACCAAATACTGCGCGTGGATCGGAATAGCCGAAGCTATAACGCTCACGAGCTTTAAAGCGCATGTTGCCTGTGTCGAAGTCAGCTTCCATGTTTGTCCGCATTGGCGAACGCTCAAAGTGCTTGAATCCGTTAGGCGCGTCAGTCTTGATGAAGAACGCATCTGGGTCTGTCAAGAAGTGGTTAACAGTGTAACCCTCTGGAAGCATACCCATGTTACGAATTGCGTTTACATCATTATCGGCTGTGCCAACACGCAATGTTGATTCCAACAAACGATCTGCAACGAATTGCAGTTGTGGTGGAATGATCATTTTTGTGCCGCGCAAAGCGATAATCATGTTACGCTCATCTACGAAGGTCGAGATGTCAATCAACGCATTTTCCAACGATGTTTCGTTGAGATCAGCCGCTGTTGATGGCTCGTTGCGGAAAGTGCCGCCACCTGCAAGTGGGTGAGCAGTCGAGCAAAGCTCAACGCCGTCACCACCAGCGAAGCTAGAGTTGAACGCGTTGTTCAATACTGCCGCCGCTTTAACCTGCTTAGTGTGTGCCATAGAACGCGCAAGCGCCTTCGTATAGCGAGCACCAAGACGGTCATACAGGTTGTCTTCGATTGCTTCTTCGGTCAATGCGAAAGCTAATGCAACGGTCTCATGTGAGTAACGTGCAGTATATGCTTCGTTTGCATTGTCGAACTCAACCCCAGAACCCTCTGATTTTGTTGGAGCATTTCCAAATCCGACGAGCATAACTTCTTCTTCGAATGCACGGTCTGATGTTTCCGTATCAAAGATTTCAGCGTGCTCGCCTTCATAGCGATCATACTCCATGCCGAACAAAGCGTTGAGGCCCGGTTCTAGCTCTTTGACCAGTTGTGAACGTGAAATAGCCATAACTCAGTCTCCTTATGCCAGACCCGCAGTGCCAGCACTGAACAGGTGATTGTTGATTTTTACGATCACGTTAGTGTTCGCAGACGAAACATCGCTGTTCTCAGGGTCTTGAGAAATGTCGATGGCTTTCAACGGCAATGTTGCCGTCACAGCGCCAGTAGACACAGCCAATTCCAAGCGAGAAGTACCAGATGTGGTATCTCCTACTGGGGATTGGTCAACGATGTCAAAGTTACCAGCCAAATCAGCTACTGGGAAAGCAGCGTTGGCTTGTACTTCGAATGTTGCACCCGGATCATCAATAACATTTGCCATGATGTCGGAAGCAGCAACGCCACCGGGGTAGCTGTTTGCATATGTTGGCTTGCCAGTTGTTGGATCAGTATAGAAGCAACCGTTGAATACGCCAAGGATCAAACCTGATCCTCCTGCTGCAACACGCTCAATACCACCACCTGTTACCATTGCGACAAGATCGCCTTGGAAAATGGCAGTTGCGTAGCTTGAAGCAATGCGGTAGCGATTCTGCTGCTGCGAACTAATACTTGTACGAACTGGACGAAGGCCAAAAGAAGCGTCTTGATTAGACATAGCTTATTATCCTTCAGATGATCTGCCCTTGGCAGCGCCAAAAGAGACAGAAGATTTACGTTGCGGACTCAGCTTCGGCATAGCTGGATTGTTTTCACGCATCCAGTCACGATCCACTGCGTCCAATTGGTTTTTAGAAACACCTTGATAGTGTTTATTCCGCTGTTCAGCCATTTCGTTGGGGATGCGTGCGAGAACAAGTCCACCAACACCAATGATGCCAGCGTTGCGTCCCTCATCTACTACAGGCCCTACATATTCGGGATATTCCTCAGCGCGAACGAGGTCCCAGCCTTCTTGCCGTTTCTTGTGTACGTTAGTTTTGTCATCGAATTCCATTACAGATTCTCGAATCCAGCGGTGCTTATAACCGATTGGTGGTTCAGGAGCTTCCAAAGCAGAACCGGGTCGCCATTCTTGAACGCGCTCTGCGCGCTCCCGCGTGTTTGTTTCGCGTGGTGTACGATCTGCCATTTTAATCTCTCCGACTACTAATTTTAGCGACTTCTTTTGCGTACTTTTCAAGAGGAATCCTCATCTTTTTCGCAAATGCCACTTGTCCCGGTGTTAATTCCACCGCCTTCTTCCGCCCTGATTTTACTGACCGTCCACTGGACGCAGGAGCAACAGTCTGAGCGTTGGACCGCTTCTCCCGATTAAATTTCTGAGGCATTTCTCTGCGCATACGAGAGTCGATTTCTTTGTAGTAATCGTCTGACGTAGGGTCAAAGTCCTCTTCAAGAACAAGCTGTTCATGAATAGCCTGAGCAGCGCGCGTCATGATGCGGTCACTGCCAAACCAAGAATTCTTTTCCAACCAGCCTTCGAGCTTAGGATCACGAGGCGGTGGTGCTTGAGGCGCAGGCTGTCGCGGAAGAGCTTGCTGCGCTTGTTGTTGCTGTTGTTGAGCAATTTGTTGATTGCGCTGAAGTTTTGCCTTCTGCGCACGAACTTTTTCCTTAGCTACGGCAATTTGAGACAACGCTTGCTGCGCTTTTGCAGCTTTTTCGTAATCTCCAGCCTCACTAGCTTCGGCGTATGCGCGAGTAGCTTGAACTTCCTGAGCTTTCAAACGGTTTTCAGTTTCAGAATTATAACCAACACTCATTTGCTGCAAACGCTGCTTCATTTGAGCGTTTTCTTGCTGCATGTTTTGAGCATACTGAACCGCAGCCTGAGCCTCTTCAGCCGCCTGCTTACGTTTTGCTGTTAGTTGGTTAATACGGCGCTGGACAGACTCGCTATAATTTTCAAGCTCATCATCGCCATTAGATTTTTTACGAACATTTGTTCGGGTTTCTTCGCTATCCTCATCAGATGCGGCAACCTCGTACTCATCAGATGGGTCCTCTTCGACCTCAACAGATGCGCCGTTTTCAAATTCGTCGTCTTCACGAATATCTTCAGCCATAGCCATGTTCCTTGTTCTCCCCTACATTATACATATGAAATGTCTTTTGGGTCAAGAATCGTGGCGATAATATTATCGTCATTTATGATACGAACCTCAAGACCTTCCACTTTGAACCTATTTCCACTATATCTTCCTATAAGAACCCAATCTTTCTCATTACACCAAGGACCATTTGGGAACTTCTGGGCGTCCGCATAGGCATCTGGACCTAGCTTGACAACATAAGCCGCTACTGTTGCGAACGACTCACGCTCACGCACGGCGTCAGGAACAATAATTCCGCCCTTTGTGCGCTCACTTGGATAATAGGGAATAATTAAAACGCGGTATCCTGTAGGTTGTGGTAGCCGCGCCAGTGCAGAAGTATCCATAGTCGATGGGTCTTCTGCGTTTTTGTCTTCGCCACTTTTACCAAACGCATTATCAAGCGGTTTTGGTATTGATGTGTTTTCTTGTATTGCCTTTTTTGCTGCTTTAGCAACGTGATCAGGCACAAATAACTTGCTAGTCATCTGCGTACTCCATACCTTTCATCGCGGTTTTAATTTCGTCTTCGACGTAGGCCATTCCGCGTATTTCGCCTACTATATACCGATACTCTTCAAAGGTTTGTATCGAACCATCCGCGAGCTTGTCCTTCAGACGCGCATCACGCTCTCTTATGCTTTTCAGCAAATAATCTACTAAGTGTATAGCATCCATGCCACATATAGTATGGCAATGTGCGGGAAACACAAGTACAAATACCAGAAAGTCAGAATATTCCTCGGAATATCTGGGGTCTGGCTATTTTGCTAAACCTACTTATTTTTTTTGGCTGCGGCTTTTTTCTTTGCGGCAGGCTTTTTCTTGGCTTTTGGCTTTTCAACCCACGCCTCATTTTCTGGCGTGCTTGGGTCGTCCTTGACGAAGTGCCCTGAGTCATTACGCGCCCTCACCATTTCTATTGCTACAGGATTTTCAGATGCGCGTTGAGCCACCTTTTTTTCTTTTTCCTGTTGCGCCATTTTTTCTCTAACAGAAGATGCCATATCACTGACCTTTCATTGAAGCGTTAAGAGCGGCAATCTCGCGTTGAGATTGAATGCGCTCTTCGGCAATTCTAGTCTTGTCTTCTAGAGCGGCTTCAGAAACATCAATGCGCTGCTGCGCTACCAATACATCGTTACGCTCTTTTTCTTCGTTGAACGCCTGCTTTGCATCAAACTCAAATTGTTTGCGCTGCAAATCTGCGGCCTTCAGTTGAAGCTCTTGATTGCGAATGTCCACCAAAGGATCACTTTCTGGTGCTTCAGGCTCCATAGCCTGCACAAGCTCTTCAGTAAGATCAGCAATAATCTGAGCCGCCAAAGCGTCAATCTGAGGCTGAATTTGCTGCATCATCATTTGCTGTGGGTCCATCTGAGGTTGACCCGGTGGTGGGGGTGGCTGCATCATTGCCTGTTGCTGCATCATCTGCATTTGCTCAGGCGGAATCTGGCTCATAACCTCTTGCTGGGCCTGCGCCTCAGCCAATAGCCCTATGTGCTCCTGTATGTGACCTTGCAGCGCCATAATGGCGTTAGGGTTAAGCTGCATAGCAGGAGAGGACATCACAGCCATGTGAGCCTCTATGTGAGCCTCGTGGTCTTGCTGTGGGAAAGCCTGCAAAGGAGCGCCCATAATAGCGTTCTGGTTTTCCTTAGATGGGTTCACAGGAGGTGGTGGAGGCGGGGGTGGTGGCAAGATGCCATCAATGTTGTTTACGCCCAAAGCCTCGTACATCTTGCGGTATGCTTGATACAAGCCTTGAGGTCCGCCATGAATCTCTGGATTAGACTGAACCATCTGCAACTCTGTCTGTGCCAAAGCAATGCGCTGGGACATAGAAAAGATGTTAGGATCGGATACAGGCAGTACATCAATGCGCTGGTCAAAATCCTGCACAAAGATTTCTGGACCCATCTGCATGTCCGCAGGGTACGGGTAAGCCTGAACTGTCTCTGCAAAAATCTTGGAAAGCAGCTTAAACTCAATCTTTTGAGAATAATGCAAACGCTTGTGAATCGCGGACATAACCTTCGTGCCACGTTCCATGATTGCCATCGTGGTGCCTACGGGCGTCTCACCGCTCATTTCACCGACCTTCATGTCAGCCATAGACGCAAACCTGCGGCCAGCATCAACAAGCGTGCCTAGCAGGTTGTAAAGCGTCCCTGAAGGCTCCTTGAAGGGGAGTGGCATCAAAGAGCCTTGCAGGGTGCCCCCAACCACATCAATGTCTCGGAATTCACCCGGTTGAAGTGGGTTGTCTTCATCACGAATGCGAGCACCGCGAGCCTTAAAGCCTGCGGGAAGGTTGGAGAGCGTGCCTGCATCAATCAACTGACGCAAGATAGACGTAGATGCCTGAGCCAAGCCACCAATCATGTGAGTTAAGCCAAGCCCATAGAACCCAAGACCCGGAAGAAACTTGTAATGCACAAAGTATTGCTTCGCACGTTTCATTGGGTCAATCGGATCATAGTTTCTACGAACAGATAAAACATCGCCGCTGTCAGCGATAACCGTAACGATATAAGGCAACTTCAAGCCTGTAGGCTCTCCATCAGCGCCCATATCTTCAAAGCCCTCGATGTCTAAAGACGTATGAACTTCGTAAAGCGTAATTTCTTCAGACGGGCCAGACGGGTGAATACCCTGAATATCATCAATTGACTCTTCAACTTCCCCCATGCTCGCTTCGTCGTAGCCAGCGGCATCAGGCAAGTCTATGTCTTTATAAAACCCAACAAGCTGCAACTTGCGGATGTCATTCGAATCCATAGTTAAGCGGTGCGTAATGCGAGGAGACGAAATCAAGTCAGTCGCGCCGTAAGGCACAATTACATCCTCAGCATGAATAAACTTGCTAACCGCACGACCCTTCAAAGGATCGAAGTAAACTTTCTTGAACGTAGAACCAATCACAGGCAAATAAAACAGCATCTGATCCAACTCAGGATCGTACTCTTCCATTTCGTAAGTGATCATGTAATTCATGTAGTCTTTAACACGCTCAGACTGGCGAGCCAAAATGTCATTCTGTGCGCCGACAACAGCCGTGCGAACAGGCCCAGTCGCTGGCAATAATTCACGATACGCTTGCGCTTGGAACTGTGTAACACTCTCAGCCAAAAGCGGATGAATAACGCCAGAAGAACCCTCGAAAGGCTCAGAACGCTCTTCAGTCTTCATGCCTAAAAACTCAAGACCCTTTTTGTAAGTGTCTTCCCAGTCCTGACGTGCTGCAAAATCATCTTCAATCGAGCTAACAAGATCAGATGAAATAGACATTAAAACATCTTCATCAACCACATCAGCCAAGTTGCCGTCAAACGGAATATCTTGTACAGGCTCTGCCTCTTCTTCATACTCGCCAACAACAGCACTGCCGTCATCAAACTCAGTAATGCCCGGAGTTTCTGGAAGTTCAGGTATTTCCTGCATACGCGTAGTGTCCTCAACAGACGCCTCTATTAAAAGGTCCTCTGGAGCACCACCCGCGCCTAGTCCACGCTCAATCGCCATTAGAAAATATCCTTTTCGTTCCCCTCAAGCGGCTCATAAATGTCAACGTCATCGAAATCGGTGATAGGGCCACCCTTTTCCCAATCGTTACACACATTCTCCGCCATGCAGGTGAAGTCTAACTTTTCGCAGTACCCAACTTCATCGCCATCTTCCATGCCAATGCCACTTTGCACACAGTCCAGCATCTTAGAGCGAATGTTGTAATATTCGCAAGTGCCGCATATCTGCTTCTTCTTTTCCCAGTTTTTAACTGAGTGGCCGTAACCATTGTCCTGAATAGCAGCTTCACGATTCTCATCGTTGATTTTCGAATCTTGAGTGGAAAGAGGACAAATGAAGTCCTCCTCCGTTTCATCGCCCTCAAAAACCTCGTCATCAACAACTTGGTTAATGCCAGACGTAAGCTCGTCCATGTCGATGTTGATAACGATTTTAGCCATTACTTTACTCCAGAAAACTTAGTGCCACTAACAGCAGCGCCACCGCCACGGCATACGCCGCCACCGTCTTTGTAGCCACGGACTTTACCGCCGCCCATATACTTCTTGACAGCCCCGCCCTCCATGTACTTCATGGCGGCGTCATTTCCGTAACTTCGAGCAATCATATCTCCATAAGTGTATGCTGAAGTTTTGCCACTCTCTTCGGGAGTTATTTTCCCTTCTTTTCTCCTATTCTTAATAGAACGGTCAATTAACCTTTCTATTTCCGCGCCTCGGGACGGGCGATTGAGCATCTGTTCTTTTGCCTCGTCGGACATAAAAAGTTGAGCACCAGAACGGGCCTTTGAAGTCTTGAGCTTCTTTTTTCTCTTATCTGCATAATTAGCCATTAGCTTTGTCCTTTGTATTTTCCGCCGCGTCCCTTCATGACACAGCCCATCTTTGGTTTTTTCGTGCGCTTAGTCCTAACAGCACCGCCGCTCTCAAAGCCCATAGGCTTCTTCATGCCGCCACTTTTCTTCCGCAGCATATTCATGACTCGCATCTTATCAGCGTCAGAAATAGTCTTACCGGACTCACCCATGCCCTGATTGAGCAAACGCATTAAACCTTCTGGGCTATAGTTCTCAGCAGGGTCAATGCCGCGTGTACCACCGCTGGGACTGGCACCAATCATATTCGGACGCGCCATAGGACGCCTTGATTTCATAGGGGCAGAACTGCCCATCGCCTCTTGCAAGGCCCTCATGATTGCTTGTTTATCTGCCATAACAGCCTCCTAATAATACTCGCGCTTGCGCCGCATAAACGCAGCCTCTTCTTCGTCATCATAGTCGGATGGAGTCATGATAAACCCACCCTGTCTAAAACGTAGTATAGCCTGTGTCATCGAATCCGCCAAGTCATCATGTTCACCATTGGGAAAAGCAGCACATTCTTCCATAACTTCATCAGAAAAATTAGTCTCAGGTGCCCAAACCATACCACTCTCAAACACAGGCGCACACGCGTGCATACGCGTAAACTTATCAGCACCACGGCTCGGAGTAAACGGCGTCACGGGAATTCCCATACGGCGCAATTCCTGCGTCAAAGGCATACCACTCGCCTTCTGCTCAACCAAAACCATGTCAGGCTCATAGAGCTTATAAGACTCTAAAGCCGCTTCTTTTAGCTCAGGAAACTCCCAGCGACCACGCTCCGCGTCCAAAAGGATAATATCATCCTGACGCGTCTCCTCATTGTGAAATATACCCCAAGTCGTAATCGCACTGTAGTCAGCACGGTCACTCTTACTAAACGCAGTATCATAACTCTGAATGATATAGCTACACGCAGGAGGGTCTTCCTTCTGCCACATCTGCCACCACTCACGCTTGATAATCGCACCCTCTTCAGCAGTAGGGTTCTGCATGTACTGAGCATTCCACTTGCCAACAGGAATAGAAGCCTTAACACCCTCTAACTCATCAAGCGTCCAATACTCAGGCCACAAAGGCTCACCAGAGGGCATGATCGCAGGAAACTCCACAACCTCCCACTTGTCAGCACCCTTTTCACCCTGCTTACTTAAAACCTTTGCTGTCAAATCACGAATCGACCAACGAGTCATAACAATGATAATCGAGCCACCGGGCTGTAAACGCTGACGTGGGCCAGATGTGTACCAATCGTAAATGTGGTCTAAAGCCGTTACACTTAACGCATCTTGTTCCGAAACAGGGTCGTCAATGATAGCCAAATCCGCACCACGGCCAGCAAGAGCGCCCCCCACGCCCACAGCATAATACTCACCACCGCCGTTAGTGCTCCAACGACCACTCGCCTTAGCGTCACTAGCCAAGCTGACATTCGGGAAAACATCTTTAAAATCCTCACTCTCGATTAAGTTCTTGATCTTGCGACCAAAACCAACAGCCAACTCAGCCGTGTGAGTCGCCTGAATAATTTTCAAATCAGGACGACGACCCATCAACCAAGTTGGAAACAAATAACTCGCAAACTCAGACTTCGTATGTCTCGGAGGCATGTTAACAATAAGCCGCTTTAACTTACCGTCAGCCACATCTTGCAGCTTCTGTGCATAAATCTTGTGATGCCTGCCCTCAATAAACTGAGGCCAAACATGCTTCACAAAATCCATAAAACCGCCCTGCTTCGTATTGCGGTCGTCAAGCGTCTTTAAACGCTCCAACATAGGAGCAACCTTAGCTAACTCCTCGTCAGTTAGAAACTTGGAAAAGTCGCTAAGGTCATTCATCCTATTATCTCATGCCACTCATGAAGTTGTCTATATTGGGAGTCACAACACCGCCATTAGCAAACTTATCAATGTTACGCGTTACAACTCCGCCCTTGTTAAAGCTCGGGCGACGAATGGTTAGTCCACCCACTTTAGGCAGAGACGTTTCAGGCGGAGCAGGGTCGTCTATCACCGGCAATGGTATTCGCGGCTTGAGTTTAACTTTGCCTGTGCCGTCACCTATTTCATCAATAGGCATACAAATGCCCTCTACTGGATCAAATTCAAAGCCCTCTTCACAAATCGGAATGTTATCGTCGTTGTCATTATCAACTCCTACTGTAGACGTTGTTGTAACCACGCCGTCCTCAGTGTTTGTGTAGCCACGATCAGAATCTACAATATCAATGTCAAACTCTTCACCGTCAGCATTCGCATTAGATGTTTTCACATCATCTACACCAATAGCGTCGCCAGTAACCTGAATTTTTCCATCTTCGTCGTAAAGAACTACCGTGTCGTTCTGACCATCGTTATCAGCGTCATAGTTAGCTTCCGCAATGCCAACAACAGTCTTGCCATCATCGTCGTAAACAAACGTGCCGCCATTCTTGTAAGCATCAAGCTGCTCTTGAACATACTTCTTGTTTTGACCAACAATCGTAAAGTCCTCGCCAAAGACGCTCAATGGATTAATAAACAGATCAAAAGCACTAGCCGCAAAATCACCTAGCTTGTCGCCAAAGCTCTGCGCCGTCACATAATCACCAGCCTTGTAAATCGGCTCCCCGTCAGCACCAATTATTTCGCTGTCCTTCGCGTGACGCGCATTACTCAACAAGTCATTTAGATAAGCCGTCTCAGCCGCATTCGGTGTCTGGCCGCGAGCACCATACAAAGCACGCTGCTCTTCGTCACTTAGTCTGACTGTAGAGTTTGGATCATTAGGATCGTAGTTAGGATCAGATACCTTCGCCATAGCCGACAAATACAAGTCAGTACCACTCTGACCAGTCTCAGTAGACGCAGCCTGATTGATCTCTTGCTCGGTAGGTATGTCGGTAGTTGTAGCTGCTCCAGTGTCTTCCTGATTGTTCTGATCAGATAAGATGTCCAAGCCGCTCATGTCAGCTTCAGCGCGAGCTAGAGCCTCGTCAGAAGACACTGAAGTCTCAACGGGACTCATGCCTAAATCCATTCTGTAATCACGAAGGGCTTCAGCGCCTTCATTTTGGAAAATATCCGCCGCATCTTCGATGGCTTCAATATCACTGGTTGTCTTATCAACAAGGAAGTCAGGAACAACATCGCTTTGTTCATCATTGTATAAATCTTGCTCAAACGCCTCTAAGCCAGTTAGGGAAGGGTCAGTGAAGTCCGTATCAACCAAGCTATCAAGGTAATTCTGAAACGCTAAGTCTTTGCCAGCCTCAGCTAAAGTCTCATTCGGCACAAGTGATTCCTCTAAAGCATCCCTTTCATTAATCAAAGCCTCTAGTTCAACATTGCCGTCAGTAGAAACCGTACTAAAGTCAGTAGATAGGTCATCGTCCGTAGCTCCAACCCCAGTAGGAATCGCACTAAAGTCTGTGGCAAGATCGTCGTCTGTAGCTCCAACACCAGTATTAACAAAATCTAAAGCATCGTCAGGCAAGTCATCAACATAGTCATAACGACCAGTATCTAATCCACCAGAAGCACCCAACGCCTGATCGCCATCGTAAGTAATCGGAGCATCATCACCACCAAGAGCCATGTCAGTTATAGCCGAAGGTGTTTTATTAGCACCCTCAAGATTAATACCCGTATCACCAACCTTGGTCAAAGCATCAACATCAATTGGAGCGACGCCAAGCTCGCCTAAAAGCTCATTCGTTTCATCCAAGAAACTAAAGTCCAAAGGCTCTAAATCATAATCAGTGTCACCAGTCAGTATGTTCTCACGCATACTGTCAATCTCTTCATCAGAAACACCAGCACTACTTAAAATATCCGCGTAACTTATTTCAGAACCAGTCGGATCAGGAACCGCCGAAGAAACAGGCTGTGACATGACCGTGTATTCGTCTTCGTCATACGCCTCGCGCTGGGCCGCAGCATTTGCCGCTGCTATCTCAGCAGCCGTAGGCTCATCAAAAGCCGCCGCCATATTAGCCGCCGCTTGCGCCGCAGCCTGTTCAGCCGCCGCATCAGCCGCAGCCGCTTCAGCTTGCGAGCCATAAGGGTTTCCAAGAGCGTCATAATAAACAGAAGGTGGAGCAGGAGGATCAAGATCAGGAATAGGAGCTACATAAAGATCATCATCATCCGCAGTGGCAGTAGACGTGTAATCAGAGCCGCTGCCAGTCGTCGTATAATCAACATCCGCAGCATAATCACTGTCCGTCAAATTAATCCCACCAGCAGCGTCAATAGCCGCGTTTAACTCATCAGACGTAGGCGTGTAATCCTCGTCGTCAAAATCAAGCGGAGTGTAAACGTCAGGAGTATCTGGCCCCTCAAAAGAATACCCTTCAAGATACCCACCAGATTCACCATCGTAAATTCCGCCATTTTTATTTGTAACTGTGCCATCACCGTTGTCTGTCCAGCCGTGGAGGGAAACAAGATTTTTTTCAACAGCATTTAACTCAGTATTAGTAGGAACCTCATCGTAAGTGCTGCCGAGGTTTGTGCCTTCTGTAACAAATATTGGAGTGTAATCAACACCAGAAGCATCAGAAATCCCCTGTATGTTGGAAGTGTCAACGTAACTGTAATCATTGTCATTATCGCTGTAATCAACAGTATTGCCATAATTTACAGTGCTGGCACCCGGAGTCGATTCCGTGTAAATATTACCTGTGCCAAACGTATCATCAACGTAACTGTCATTAGCCGTATAACCACTGCCAGTATAACCGTCAGCCGTTTCAGCTAAAACATTCTGACCTCCAATGCTAACCTCCTGACCTCCATAACCAGCATCAATCGCGTCATAGTAAGTATCAAATTCTGGTATGTCAGTCGTCGTGGTCGTAGTAGTGTTGTTGTCGTCGTTGTCGGTGCTGTGCCCACCAACTGTACTAACCTGCGTACCCGGCGTGTTCGGGTCGGTGTCTAACTTAGGGCTGTTCGGATCACTGTAATCGTTTTCATAAACCGTGGGAGGAGGTGCAGGGCTCGGGCTGTCGTCATTGTTACCCGTTTCGCCGCCGTTACTTTCAAAAGCAGCCATTTCCCAAAAGTTCAAATGGCGCAAAGGCCCAAATAAATGTCTCATGCTACCTTCCTATGCCACTTCTCATCGCGCTTACTGCCATCAGGATATAACCTTAAACCCTCAGCAGTAGCAATCTCAGGGTGATTATCCCACATAAATTGCTGAATGTCCCGTATGAACTTAATCACATCCCTGCGACCAGCACGGCACTGAAACTTCGGAAAGAACAAAATCAAGTCCTCAGACCAATCGCGCGCAAAAACCTCAGAACCATCCCAAGAATCATCGTCTATCTCGCTACGAGTGAAAAATCCCCATGTGCAATAACCAACAACCTCACCGTCAACCCTATGAACAAAACACTTGTCATGCTCAATAGCACGGTAAACAGAATTGCGCGTAGCCCAAGAAGGAGTCTTGGCGTAAAAATTGTCGTTCAAAACCAACGACATAACTCTGCCAAGAAGATCGTAGTCCATCAGTAACGACCTAACCCATTAAACAAAGGAACAACACCGCCGCTCATCATCTGAACCGGAGCACTCCCAACACTCGTATTGTCACCAACCATCCGACCCGGACCAGCAACACCCATCGGAGGACCCCCCATAGGCTGCATCGGAGGTGGAGGACGCATCGCACCAATAGGAGCACCGCCAACTTGACCAAAACTCGCGCCCGGACCCTGTGGAGGCATAGCCTGTGGTGGCATAGGAACCTGCGGCATCTGAGGCATCTGCATCTGCCGTTGCTGAAACTGCTCCTTGCGATTGCGCAACGATGCCTTAAAACCAGCACGGCCCTTCGCACTGCCGCCAAAACCAGAAACAACAGAAGAATTGCTACCCTGTGAACCAGACACAGGAGGAGCCATCCCACCCAAGTTGGGCATCACTGGAGGTGCAGCGGGTGGAGGACCCATCGGACCACCCATAGGAGGTCCCATCGGTGCAGTCATAACAGCGGCCATGTAAAAATCTCCTGAATTACAAAGTAACCATAACAAGAACAGAAAATTTAATCAATAACCTCCAACAATCCACTCCGCAACATGCTGCCAGCTAAAGCATCACGACTGTGAAAGTAATAATTATCACCGCTCCACTCACACATCTCAATCGCAGCACGCCGCATGAAATCACGCTCGTTATGACCAAAACCAATACGATGACGACCCTGCATAACAGGTACAACCTCACCAGCACCCTGAGCGTCAAACTCAAAACTCTCGCCGTAATTTAACCTGTATCTAGGCATCAACAGCCCCCACAAATGAATTCGGAAAATGCTCCTCTAAACGAGCCGCATCACGCCACGTCAAATCACTCTTAACCTCAGCATCTCCATCCCTAACACCATCCAAATGATCAGAACCCATAACAACACCATCGTAATCATGCGCAACACTGTGAGGCTCAACGCCATTCAACCAACGCTGAATAGACATGAAAACACCACCACGAGGACCAAAAACACCACCGTGCAAATCGTCAGTCGCAACCTTAATCAAAGCGCCGCGAAAATCATCAGAACCTCGAACCCGCAACAAATCATCGTCGCCAACCCAACGACCAGAATGCGAAAACAAAATGTCCCCGCCTAAATACATCTCGTAACTCTCAACATTCGGATGAGTGTGCTCAGGAATTATATAATTCGGTGGAACGATAAACAACTCAACCTGAAACGGGCCCTTGCGATACCAAACAACGCCAGTAACATCCTGAATCTTGTAACTCGTAACAATACCCGGAGGAATGTAACCAAAAACCTTCGCATTAGACGCAAAACCAAAAGCAAAACGATCAAGCTCTTTAGACATACAAAACCCTCCAACTCAGATGGTACGGTATGGGAAGATACGGGAGGGGTCAATGGAATTTTTTGTAAAAAATTTTTTGACGGCCCATGGGTCCCATACGGACTAAAAAGGTTTTTACTGGTGATTGTAGGTGGGGAACACTGTGTGGGGCTGCTGTCCGATTGTCCGAATATAAGGGGGGGTGCACAGGCCCCATATACCCCGATTTCCGAACAATTGTTCGGGTTGCCTAGGGTACCTTAGAAAAGCAAAAAGCCCGCGCTTGGCGGGCTTCTCTGTCGGTGTGAGATATATTTAAAAGTCTCGATACCTATGCCTAACTCTGTCGCTGTCATTGTCAGAGTATTGGCGCGGCGTATCGTGCCCCTTGTCACCAAAAACCACGCAATCAGTTTTTGGATCAATTGGAAAACCTGTATCACCATACATTCTATGATCGTGAATACTATGGACGAAATCCGGCTGTCCAAATACGCGAACAGCGTTGGTGAATTGTTGCTTTGTTCTGAAGCCCACAAAGTGAATATATCTTTTCATTGTCCTGTTTCCTTTTTGCTAGATTAGGCGGCGCGTTATTGCGCCGCCTGTTGTTTTTATCGCGTCAATGTTTCAACGCGGTTGTGCCACCATTCGAACAATTCATCTGACAAGCCCGCCCATATTGACGGGTTGCCTATGCGGTGCTCTGGCAACAGTGTCGCGCCGTCTGTTGTGGTCTCAAAAGAAAACAAAACGGTGTATGATGTGTGATGCGTGCCGTCACCATAGCGCGCGCCGTTCGCTTGTTGTGTGTTGGTGACCACGGCGGCGTCACCAACGCGCGCTCTGATTTCAGAGACGGCGGCGCGAACACGTTGCTCTGAGCATCCGGTTGCATCCATGATTTCTTGCGTGGTTGCGCCACCATCTGAGCGCATCATGGAATATTGAACGCCAACGCGCGCGCCGCGTCTGAATGGCTGTTCGGGTGTATCGGTAACAATTGTTCGGGTGCCACCCTCAACGCGTGCCGTGTTGGTGTGTTCGACTAGGTTCAACAGGAATTTCACCCAATTGATAATCTTGTCGGCTTCAACGGTGCCGGACGCTTGGCGGAATTCAATTGTGCCGCGTGACCATGTTTCCAAATTAACGGCGGTGAATTTGCCGAACGTCAATTCGCGGATTGTTGTGGCGCGCTCAATGCGTGCAAGCGATAGCGGCGCGCAATAGCGGTTGTCGGTGCGTGAGCGCGGGAACATTGTGTTAATTGTCGATTGTTGCCGCGTATAGCGGTACATAATATCTTGAACCGCGACAAAATCCATAGGGTCAGCATATGCGCCTGTGATATAGCGGCCAGTTCTATGGCGCTCTAAAATGCTATCGCCACAAAAGCGAACGGCGTGCGTGTCGTCATTCAACGGCGCGTTGCCAATGTGAACGTGTAAACCGCACTTTGAATTGACGCGCGCGCCAACGCGGTCCAACACGCGGCAAATTTTCTTGATATAATCGAATGCGAAATCGCACGCGGCCAATGGTGGCAACACGATTTCGGCGTCAACGCTTGGCGTGCCGTCCGGTTTAACGTCACAGCCGCGGATTTCGGCGTTGCTTAATGCGCTTTTGATTGCGCTGATGCTAGCGCCGCTTGTTTCGATTTCTATTCCAAAGGTGTAAGTCATTGTTTTTCCTATCTTTTCTAGAGTTAGTAGGGCAAAGCTGTCGCCCTATACCTAGTAATATAAGCATATTTTCCCATATGACAAGGGGTTTTGTGGGATTAATTAGAACAATTGTTCGGGTTAGCGTTGGATGCCAACGCGCGGCGCTATTCAATCGGCACAAAAAAACGCGACATTCAGAAGGAATGCGCGCGATCATGTGTGTATATGTGTGTATATATGTGTGTATATATTTATGTATATATACTATACCCCGACCCCGAACCCCGAACCCGAAAGCCCGAAGCCCGAAGCCCGAAGCCCGATTAATTAGTAATGAGTCCACCCATAGTCATCGAACCTTGACCTATAGTCTGTCCCACTCTCCCGAATCGCGATGTGATCATATCCCGATTTCTTGAGTCCATCAAACCGAACATATCCTACGACCCATGATTTTGCCTCGTCGTAATTGTCTGACTCGTGCAATGTAATCCGATCAAATTCAGTCTCACACCCTAAAACTTGATACTTCATGCCGCTTCCTCCTGCTCTAATACTTCCATAGCGTGCTCAAGTGCCTCTTGCTCGCTGTCGATTCCGTAACAAGTGAAGCAATGGTAATCGACCCACTGCCCTCCGATTGGCGTTTGCAAGTTAAAGTTGCTGGTTCCGTTCCACTCGATACGCAAGTGCTGCTCGTTGTGCTCTACTTCCCAATACTTCATTTTCTTTCCTCTCTACTAGAATAATCCCACACTATCCCACACTGTATAGTATGTCAACAGGAAAAATCGCACCGGGTTGAATTTTCTTCCGGGCGCGATTCGTGAACAATTGTTCGGGTTACGCTGCCGGGCAAAACCACTGGCGCACAAAACACTGCTGTAGGTTACGCTGCCGGGTAACACCACTGGATACAATAACACTGCTGTAGGTTATCCGACGTAGTAACCCGAACAATTACTCGGGTTGACCCCGACGCTGGCGAATCCCGAACCCCGAACCCCGAATATTGGTGATTTATCTGAGAGGCGCTGAGAGGCCCGTAGAATAACCCGAACAATTTTCAGCACCCCGAACCCGAAAAAACCCGAATCGGCGCTGAGGGGGGCGTTTCTGTGGCTCTACGACCCCGCCAGCCGCCCCGCATGGAGCGCAGGCGCTATTCGTCGGCTTCGCCGCTATAATCCGTTATAGGGATATGTTCGGGTTTTGTGGGATTTTGTTCAGGTGTTACGTCAATCATTCGATCTTTAGCACGCTGCATGAATTCTTGGAGTTGTTCAACGATTTGATCACGCGACAGGTTATCGACTGTTTCGTGCGTTACATGGCTACGAGCGACCATTAGGCCCGTCACTTTCAGGCGCAGTTCTTCTGCTTTGATTGCTGCACCGAAGTTCCCTGCTTCCCATGCTTCGTCCCGAAGTCTCTGCATATCCCGAACAGATTTCGTTATTGTGACCCCGTATTTGCTTTCGAGTTCTTGGCGCATTTCTTCCATGCGTTCTTTGACGCGCGGATTGTTTAGAAGCTGCACTGCTGATACGTTCGGGTTTTTGTATCCTGCTGCTCTGGCTGCTGCGGTCTGCGTCATATCTTTATGAATGTAGTTATCCAGAAACTTCTGCTGCGGTGGCGTTATTCGCTTTCCGCCTTTTTCGATTTGCTCCCCGACTTTCGGCACAACACTTTCCCCGCTTGATTTCCTGCCACACTCTACCGCGCGGCTTCGCCCCATGCAAGCCCAATAGTTCCCATACTTCACATCAACATCATCAATCAACAATTACATCAGGGGGGGTAAGGTATATACCCCCCCCTATAGGGGGGTGACGTAGTTGACGTAAAATAACTCTTTGATTTTATTAAACTATTTACGTCAAAACGGTTTTTTGACGTAGTTGACGTAAACTAATAAACCATTGGTTTTGTTTACAATTCTACGTTACGTCAACTACGTCAACTTTTGACGTGAATTTTTCTGACGTAAATAATGTAATGAAATCAACGCATAATTTTTTTTACCTTTTATGCTTGACGTGCCTATATGGCATGGGTATATATGGGACATCTAGTAAAACGGAGTATATGACATGACCAACGAAAACATCAGAACCCGCATCTTGCGCGACTTAGATGGTGACTTAACCACGGACAGCAACCACGCGACACGCCGTATGTTTCGCTGCTGGTTGGATGGTTCTTATTTGGGCGAGGATCACTACCGCTCTAATGTAGAATTCATCAAGGGTAATAGCCATGACCGCAAAGCCATGCGGCGTTTTATTATTAGTGAGTTCGTGAAGTACATTGCACACGATGCACATTGTTCAGCAAGTTACGCGCAAAAAGTTATCGTTGAGCGGTTCAGCAAGGACTATCTGAATATGCTAAACGATGTCTTGATTGATGAGGCGATTGAGTTTGGCGCGGAGCATAGTTCGCAGTCTATGGATGATCTGCGAGCTTTGGGCGTTGTCAAAGTTATTTTTACTCCTGTTAATACGGGGGCCGCGTGATGCTGAAGGATAGACGCAAGCAATGGCAGAAAGACTGCATCAACTATAGCTGGTCCCGTTGTGGCACTGTTGCGACTGAGCGTGGTTATAGCACTGATCTACGTTTAAAGCGCGTTAATGCGATGCTTGAGGCTGACGATCACCAAGCCTCATTCACTTGGTACAATGAGGAGCTTTCGGCGCGTCACGTTGATCGCCCCGCGTCTGAATATAAGGAGGCTGCATGATGCTTTACATGGCATATGGAATGAACACGAACAGGGACGCGATGGCAAATCGCTGCCCGAAGGCCAAACCATTGGGCGGGTTTTACCTGCCCGACACGCGGCTAGTCTTTCGAGGCGTTGCTGATATTGTGCCCGATCCAGATTATATCTGCCCCGTTGTTTTGTGGGAGATCACGCACGATTGTTTGCGTGCTCTTGACAGGTTGGAGGGTTATCCGACTTTATACAATCGGCGCAAAGTTAACTGTGGCTGGCTTGTATATGAGATTAATGACAAAACCCGAACAAGTCCCCCGACTGGTGGGTATTACAAGATGATCGAGGACGGCTACAAAGAGTTCGGGTTAGACGACTATTGTTTGCGCCGTGCTTTATCCGAAGCTGAGGAGGTTGCGGCATGAGTTACACAGCAAGAGTTTTAGGAATTACTGTTCACGAGTGGGGAGAAGAAGGACAAGGCGCTCTTGTTTGCAACAAGGGCGGCTATCGTATCGGGGAGTTCCCGACATTACAGGCCGCGCTTTTCGAGGTTCGCGACCAATTCGAAGACTATGTGGTCAACGAGAATGGTTTTATTCAAACGTCATTGATTGAGGACGCTGATTCATACCCCGACCCGAAGGGCGACTATATCGCTGACTATGACATTATCATTGAGCGCGTGGAGCGTGTAGGAGCAGAGGAGCTAGAAGCGGCATGAGGTTTTTACAACAAACTGACATTGACGGCGGGGTGTATTTACTCCCTGCCGCGCAAGTGTCGATTACCGAAACTGAGCTTGAGTGGCTGATTGAGGGCTTAGATGCGCTTATTCTGCCCGATAGATCGAAACGCATTAAGCGTGCGCTTAAACGTGCGCTTGGTGAAATTGAAGGGGCGGCGTGATGGATAAGAAAGATTTATTTATTGCGATGCTTGAGGAGATGGATCGCGATTTAAAGAGCATTGATTGGCAGGATGTTTTCATTGCTATTGCTTGCTTTGCTCTTGTTGGTCTTTGGATTGCTGGCGTTTCTGCTGGCTGGTTTTAGGAGAGATAGCATGACTAAAAAAAGAACATATAAAGTTTGGACTGAGTACGATGACAAGACCCTTGATGATTTGAGGCGCAAGAATGTTTCTATTCGGCATATTGCTGGGATTTTAGGGAGGACTGAATCTTCTATCAACAATCGCCTTGCTTTTTTCAAGCCTCTTGATCCGCCCGAGGTTAAAAAGAAATCTTGGCTTGATTGGATTATGGGCAGATAAAAGAGGGGCGGTTTTTCCGCCCTTCTTTATGTTTGCAACCCGAACAAGTGTGCGATATGTATAAGGGGCAGGTATCGCTGAGTCTGTGCGTATTCTTGGCGATAAACTCCCCCCCCGCCCGGCTAGGATTCGCACTGCAACGGCGGGGGTTTTTTTGTGCGTTCTATGACAAAACGGATTTAAATCCCGATTATAATCCGCCCCGAACATAATTTTTCTTATTTAACTATTGACCCAAATCATAAGATTTGTTATGTAGGGTTATCTAGTAAACAATGGAGAATTATCATGGGATTAGATATGTATCTGACGGGCGACAAGTACACGCCTTCTTTTGGTGACAACAAGCGCGAGGTTGTTGATGGCTATGAGGTTGAGGGCTTGCGTCTAAAGCTGGCTTACTGGCGTAAGCACTGGGCTTTGCACAATTACATTGAGGATCATTACGACTCCAACGACGACCACAGGTTTTATCTTGAGAGTGATGACTTGCGGGACATTGCCAACGCTGTTGAGGGTGGCAAGTTGGTTGACCCGAATGATCTTGATGAGATGCCGAGCTACCGCAGCGTTTATGCTCATTGGCGCGAACCCGAACAAGTTCGTGAAACTGTCAATGCGCTGCGCAAAGCTGCTGACTGGGTTGATGGCGGGGATTGGCGTTCTGTTGAATATGTAGGGAGTTGGTAGGATGAGTAAGATGGGAAATTATGTTGTGAGTTTGCAAGAAAGCGCGATGATGCCGTGCCCCGACTGCGATGGTGATGGCGTTGTGGCTGTTGAAGTCCCGAAGCCACATTCACCGAGCCGCGATATTGGCGAGCTTTACGAGGAGTTGCATCATTGTGAGCTTTGCGATGGCTTGGGAGAGATTGAGCGGGAGGACGAAGATGAGTGAGCGTGAGATGGACAAGATGTTGGACGATGTTTTTCGCAAGGTATTTGGAGAGCTATGGTGATGGAGAAACCGACATTCCGCTACTTGCTGGATCGTTTGGACGAGGTGAAAACGCAGTCTGATCTGGACAGGATTAAGGACGAGGTTGAGGGTCTTTTGCCCCTTGATCGTTTCGAGGGTGAAGAGAAGGGCTTTGATGTGCTGGGCGCGATTGACGATGTTAAGCGCGATTACATTAGTAGAGCCTTGAAGAAAGCCCCGACATTGCACGAGGCGGCAGATTTGCTTGGGCTAAAGAGCTATCAGGTTCTTGTAAATTGGATGAAGAAGCTAGGGGTAAGCAAGTGATTGAGTTCTTTACTGCGTTGCTTATTGATTACACCTTGCAGGGCAACAAGATGAGGACAACTGTTTGGTTTGAAACTGAGCGCCATTGTCAGGAGGTCATGGATCGGAACATTGCAGAGCCTTTGTACAATTACTTGTACGCGCTTTATGGAAATGACATGATGATGACGTGTTATGTATCGGAGGAAGTATCTCATGATTTGGTTAGGCCAAAACTTAGACCGAAGGGTTTGAAATGAGCTTGAGTCCAGAAAAAACGGAGAGGATCATTAGTGATCTTCTCCAAGAGTTGCCCGAGAAGTTTTCTTTGTCTGACTCGCGCAACTTAGTTTGCGAACTTTTGTTCGGGTTAGGTATAAATCCAGATGATTTGCCTGTCTTTTTGCTGCTTGTTGTTGATGCTTACATGGGAGACCGCGCAGTTGATCGGATGAAAGAAAGGTGATATAACCCGAATAAGTTTACTTGGAGATCGTCATGACCCCTTCCCCATTCGCAAATTCGATTCGGCCTCTTCAGGCTCGAACTATGGAAGTTAGAGCGGGTGACTCTGCTTATGATCCACGAAATCAGGGAATTATGGGGTCACTGATGTCGCAATTTTCTCGACCCGCTCCAGTTGCGGCGCAACCCATCAACCCATTCGAGGGCAACGAGCAGTATCAGGCGTTGATGGAGTATCAGAAGTCTATATCCCCACAGCAGGAGCAGCTTGATCGTTTGAACGAGTTACGCACATCATTTGAGGGCACTGGTGGATACAAGGATTATCGCATTCAGCAGATGGAACAGCAGATGCAACGTATGCGTCAGCAACCCCGAATGGGAATGGGGCTTGGCGGTATGCGCCCGACTGGCATGGGAATGTTTGGCGGGTTTCCACAGCAACCACAGCGCCAATTTGGTCAGATGCCGATGCTTCAGCCTATGGTAACACCGCGTGGTGGATACAATCAGTATCAAAACCAGTTCGGCGCTATGGGATACAACCAGCCACAGCAAAATCCATATCAGCAGCAACCGTATCAGCAGCAGCAGTATGGCATGATGGGCGGTTATCAGCAGAATCCGTATCAACAGATGCGTCCGCAGCCACAGCAGTTTGGCGGTTACGGCATGGGTCAAAGCATGGGTGGATATGGCGGCTATGGCGGTATGCAAAATTATTACGCGCCGCAGCAATACGGTCAACAAAACATGGGTCAACCCCAACAATTCGGTAGAATGTATTAAATTTTTTTGTTAAAGTTTTTGCGCGGATGACTTTATATTAACAATCGCTTACACGGGGTGTAGTTGTTGTTGGTTCGTGCTACCAAATTGCGCCACCAGTTTAACTGTCACGGTCATCCGCACGATAATTATATTACAGTAAGTTTACAGACCGCGCATTTCTGCACGATCTTTTTTTCTTCTATTAGCAAGTCTTGCAGAGGTAGAGCGCATTTAGGGCATAGGTTTTGTTCCAAAAGTTTTTGAAACATTCCCTCTTCCTGTAGCTCTATCTTTTTCATTTCTCTGTTTCTCTTGGCAGATTATATCTGTTTTTTACCTGCGTTACAGCTTGGTGAGATTTGCCAAGTATGTCAGAGATTTCTGCTACGGTCATGCCTTTTATGAGCATTTTGTTTATAACTTTGGCATTTTCGGATAGAGCCAGCTTTGGTGCTCCACCCATCTTTCCGAATTTTCCTGCATTATGTCCGTTTTTTGCTTGAGGTGATGGCATAATTTTTGGGTTTGCAATTCTGTCGATTTTGTTTTGTCGATCCCAAGCCCTTTTGTATATGTCTTGATACTTATCTATTTGCCACTGTTTAGGTTTCTGATTCATTTTCATCTACCTTTTCAAGTTTTCTTTCTAGTATGTCGATCAGAGCCTCTATTTCTTCCATTTGCTGTTTAACCATATGGTTATTGTTATTTAAGGCTCTGACCTTAGATGTGTTTACGCACCGCTTTATGCGGTTAAGCACTGTAATGGCGTCTACGTCCATTTCGCAGACCCTTTTAGAATCACAACGTCACCAACAATCCCAGTGCCGCATAGTTCTGTAGCCTCTTTGTTGAAGGGCATTCCTCTAAGCAATCCCTCTTCATTAACAAGGACTTGAATTTCTGTGTCAATTGGCGACCGAACCATTTCGACCAAGCCACCGACCAGTTCTTGCGCCTTTTCGAGTGTCGGCGCTTCTTTTTCAAATACATGAATCATGTTGTTCTCCTTTTTGTAGATATGGGATTATTACCATTTAGTCCCAGAGTAATCAAGCGAAAAGTTAACCGGGTACATAATCCAATTAACTTTTTAACCCGAACAAATTGTCGGGTTATATGTTATCCCGCCCGGTCTGTCGTTCGTATTCGCCGCGAGCGAGTGGGCCATCCATAGCTCCGAGCCATTTCTCTGTTCCGCCTGCTGTCAGCGTGTACCTACGAATTAGTCCAGCCGATATTGCGGCGGTGATAGCGGCTTTGATTGTTGACTCTCTTCCTGCGCCTTTAAGGAATATAACGCACGGCTCACCTGAATTTGATTCGTGTACGGCAGGATATAGGCCATCATCTTTCCCACCGAAAGACACTGCACGACCTTCGTTTTCTCGCATACGCACGAACTCAGCAATGTGTTCTAGGCGCTGACGAACTGTTGTGGACATTGCCAATGAGCGAATATCTGCCGAGCGGTCTTCGAGCAAGCCTGTGTTCGGGTTACGAATGAAGTGTCTGATGTCTCGATTAGCTGGGCCGTTTGATTTAACGACCGCGCCATCGAACACGCCATTGCGTGTGTATTCTATGTTCAGGTCTCTACACCGTTGCTTGCCTGTGCTTTCGTCCACTGACCAAACTGAGAACGCGCAGCGCACGCCATCAACGATAGCTGATGTACCGCGAATAAGGTTCCGCGCTTGCTCTGGCGTCTTGACAGGTTCGTTGTCCTTAATCTTAGCCATGTGGTGATTAACCATGACCGTTGCGCCTGTTTCGGTTGCCATCTGAGCAAGTAGGCCCATGAATGCAGCCCCAGCGGCGGGATCAGCGTTTACATCTGCGTGTACGAATGATGCCATAGGGTCAATGACGATGAGCTTGAGGTTATCCATTTCCAGCATTTGATCGTAGATGCGTTCGAACTCTGCACCCATGAGATAGCTATTGTCGAACTTCTGCATAATAGGGAACACGCCACCGAGGTTGGGCAGGGGGAGGATGCGGAGCTTATGATCGTAATGCTCACGGTATCGCTTTGGATCGAGGCGTGAGATACGTCTGTGCATCTCTCCCTTATCGTCTTCTGCCGTGATTAGGATCACATCGCCGTGTTCTGCTACGAGGCCACCGAATGCGCTTTGCATAGATGCGCCTGATGCGACCTTCATCGCGAGATCGAGTGTCATCATGCCTTTACCGCTATCGCCTGCTGCGGCAAATACTGTGGGCACTCCGAGCGGAATTGTATCGCCAATGAGGAACTTTTGCTCTGGCGGCGATCCAACGAAATACTGGTCAATTAGCAGGCTTTCGTCTAGCAGGGAGATCGGCTTTTTGATTTTGCTTTCTTGCGACTTGATAAACTTGTTAATATCAAAGCCTTCATCAATCGCGTCTGCGGCATCCCACTTCTCTTCTTTTGTAGCGGGGATTTGCAAAATCAGTGTACTTTTGGCTCCTGCTTCTTTAGCTTGCGCTTCCACAATGCGAGCGAGCTTTTTTCCAGCTTCGTCATTGTCAGGCCATAAGATTAATTCTTTGTTGCGCAGTTGCGTAAATTCAAACTTATGGGCTGTGTTTTCGGACAGCATACCCGCACCACCGATGGTGCATGTTGCAGCGTATCCTAAATCATTTAAAGCGTTGGCGCACTTTTCGCCTTCGACCCATATAACTTTATCCGCACCTAAAATGTTCGGGATGTTATACAAGGGGCGCGGTTCTGGCACGCCTTGGCGACCATTCATGAACTGGCGGAATTGTTTCTTTGGCTTACCGGAACTATCCCGAACAATTTCTCCGGTTACGTCCCGATCAAAGTATTTGCGCACAGTAACGAGAACTACACCATCCTCATCTGTATAGGCATATTCCTCTTCGAACGGCGTACTTGGGTTAATAGTTTGCTTTTGTTCGGTTTGTTGTGGAACCTGCGGCGGTGGGGATGATGCCATTACAGAGAAGTTAATGGGATTGTTCGGCTTAACAATATTTTCTGGCGGAGCAACGTAGTCTGTGGGCAGATGATGCTTGAAGTAATCTAGGCATTCTGTGAGCGAATATCCGCGACCTTCTTTAAACACCTTGCAGATACCACCGATGCCATCGCCTGATTCGAAATCTTTGCCAGTCATAAACCACGGACTGCTTGTGTCGATGTTAATGCGGAGTGATTGACCCGCTTCGCCACGCAACGAACCTAGAAAGAATTCCTTACCGCGCTGCACCCCTTGGGGGTATGTTTCGAAAAGTGCGGACAATTGGACACTACGGGGAACTTCTTCCGAAATTCTCTTTGCTACCTCTTGTGGTGTCTTGCCATATCTTAATAGATTCATTATCTTGTCCCTGTTCACAACTTAACTACTAAATATGGGATGCCGCCGACCAAGCGCGTCCCATATTTTTTACTAATTCCAGCATGTTTCACAAAACTCGCAGAACTTGCACAGAAAAAAATCTTTACTTTGCGCAACACGCGGTAGAATGTCACCAGCTTTTGATGCCGTCAAGATATTCACGGCTCGATCACTTGCCTCTTGAGCCAAGGCTTTATTGTAAGGCACTAGCTCATAATAGACCTCTGAGGTGTTTTTATTGATAACGGTAAACAGCGCAGGGTTTTCAGTTAACTCCATATAGGTCTGGTACAGAGCCAACTGAGTTGCGTATGTTTTGTTCGCTTTTTCGACGCCATGACGTACAAACCCTTTGAACTTGCTATCGTTGGCTGACTTGCACTCCCACAGCGCAGGGTAGCCCATAGCTACAGGGCCATCGCATATCACGCCGTCTATGTGACCGCGTATCTCGCCGTCAGCGATAGAGAAGCCAAATTGCTTATTGTCTTTGTCTTCTGTGCGCAGATCGAAACCAGCGTCTTTGAGCCACTTTGCAGCAAAGTCCTCAATCTCGTGGCCGAACTGGAATATACGCAGTGTACGGGCGCTAAATGCCTTGTCAGCATCTATGGGGTAGTTGAGGTATCTGTACTGTATTTTGCGCGAACACTCGTCGCCAATACTTGATGCCCCGATGTATTTACGGCGCTCTCTTTTTTGCTCACCCGCAACGACTGCTTTATCCACAGCTTCTTTGATGCTTTCCGCTACAGGATCGACCCTAGAACGGGATTGAAGTAGAGGGCCAAGTGCCTGTTGACTTAAAGTAGGTGTCTTCGAGTTGCCCAATGTTAATCTCCTGATCTAATCTTTTTGCTTCTTGGATACCGAATATCAGCGTATGTACTTGCTCTTCTGTTAAATCAGAAAACCTTGTGTTCCAGCCGAATACTCCAAGTATGTGTGCCAATTCTTTCATTGGCTCTGGTGCTGTTGAATTATCGCTCAATGCTCAATTTCCTCTCCTGTCGAAATAAGGTCTATTACCTCGTCAATTTTATCGGGGTCAATTTCGTTGTTTCTGAATCCTAGATTCATAACCTCTTCCCCTCTAACCATTATGCTTGCGGTTCCAAACATAACTGTGTTTTCAGCTTCTTCTATGTGGGTGTTGATTACATCATTCGCCACTGACTGAATTTCATTAAGGTCTTCGCTATTTTTTACCCAACAGATCAATTCATATTCAGAGCTTTCTATCGTCTGTTTTTCTGATTCGACCATAAATAGGTACATTTCAAAGCGAGCCATTTTTATTCCTTGCTGGACAATTCGTTGCCACACGCCAAGTAACCACAGCCGTCGATCCAGTTGTCTGCATTTTGGGGATTGGATTTTATGCGAGCAATTTTGAGCATAGCCATCATAGCCCCTACGTCATGCGGCTTGATTAACGTGTCTAAGTAAATCGACCATAGGTTTGCTATAGTTGTCAGGTTTGACTCCATATCACCATGCGTAGCGGCACGATCCTTGGTGACATATTCCTTAGCCGTATCTAATGTTTCAGATCGTTCCATGTTCTTCTCCCGTTAGTCTTTCCCAGTTATCTGCAATCAGTCTATCAATTTGTGTTCGATTAAAATAGTATCCCAAACAACATGCAGCTTTGTACTTTGTCCAAGAGAAATCCATTTCGCTGATCTGCACGCCTTTATTGCGCAGAATTTCTTTTTGCTTTGGCGTAGCGGCTTGGTTAAGCCACCGCTTTGACTTGTTTGCTGCGCTACTATCTTCAATCTCGCGCAAGAAATCATCCGCTGCGGCCATCGCTTGCACCTTCTCACCGATAGATACCACTCTAACGCGCCCTGTCTGCGGCTTTACAATCGCCATCCAGTAGTTTCCGACCTTCGCCACCATAGTAAAGCCTTGGAAGCCTGTAGCCATCATTGCAGTGCCAAGACCATATGGATCAATCCACATGAATGGTGACATTTCCATGAGATCGTATTCGGTCATGACGAAGTTGTGCAATTCGTCTTTTTGCTTTTGCTGGAACTCGTGTTCACAGATTGGGCAGACGCGCGTATTTGTTGCGACTTCGCTTTCGCACTCTGGGCAAACCTTAGTGGGAGCTTCCTCTCCTTCGCGCTTCTCTGCACCGTCTAGGTTTGCTGTTTCATCTAGCGTACCATGCGTGATGATTGATGTGCCAAAGTCCATGACGATGCAATCGGTCTTGATGGTATTTGGATATAGCTCAGGATCAACGATGCGCAGTCCACGACCGATCATCTGCACCATTGTGCCCTTCTGAGAGCATGGGCGTGTCAAGACAACACACGAGACTGGGGGTGCATCAAAACCCTCTGTCAGCACCATTACGTTGACGATCACTTGCAGATCACCGAACTCAAGATCGTGCAGCATTTCGGCGCGTTTGTCTTTGGGCGTTTCTCCCGTAACAAAATTGGCTTTGATGCCAGCGCGAAGGTAGGCTTCGCAAACGTGTTCGGCATGTAAGACGGTTGAGCAAAACACTACTGTCTTGCGATCACCAGCTTTCTCCATCCACTCATCCACGATACGTTCGTTGATGACTTGGCGATCCATAATCGCTGCGACCTCTTCCATGTCGTACTCTTTGCCACGGCGCGTCACATTATCCAGTTGGTCATTAACGCCCAGATCAACGACATAAGATGTAGGGCGCACAAGAAATCCTTCGCGGATTAGTGTCGCCATTTCGATCTGGTGTGCGCAGTTGTTGAATACATCGCGCAGACCCTTGCCATCCCCCCGGTTTGGAGTGGCTGTAAATCCCACAATCTCTGCGTCTTCGTTGTCTTCGATCACAGCGTCGATCACCTTGCGATAGGTGTCTGCGGCGGCGTGGTGGCTTTCGTCGATAACTACCATGTCAAACTTCGGGCGTTTGCGCAGGTTATTATCTCGCGACATTGTTTGAACCATTGAGAATACAGCTTCGCCGTCCCAATGCTTTACAGTGCCGTTCACAATGCTTGTTGTGATGTATGGGTTAACGCGCTCGAACTTCTCTTTGTTCTGCTCAACTAGCTCATCCCTATGCTGGATGATTAGAACGCGCTTTCCCTTTTTGTATCTCTTGCCAACAAGGGCGGATAACATGATCGTTTTGCCTGCACCTGTGGGCGCGACTACGAGTGTGTTTTTGTGTTTGTCTAACGCTGTGCAAGCGTCAGATACAGCAACTTCTTGATAAGGTCTAAGTAACATAGCTCAATCCAAATACTTAAAATCAGACAAAGGAATATGGACAACAGGTTCTACATCCTGCCAATCTCCACGATCAGTGCGACCACCAACAAGTACAGGCCAACCATAATTGAACGATGTATAACCTGTTCGGTCTTTCCACTTTACAACAAGAACACTAGATAATCCGCAAGCGTCCTGTAAGTTTTTAGCCGCTGATACTTTCGCTAAAGAAAGAATATATGTCCTGTATTTATCGTGAGTATTTTTTCGAATTTTTACTTCGCAAAATCCTGTGACTGCTTCACCAACCATTAGGCAGTAATCAAGGTGATATTGTTTAGGCATTTTTTCAAAACGTAACGGCGACCAGTAATTACAAAAACTTGAAATTACACTTTGCTCATTAATCAAATCTTGACTTGTCTCATACGTTGGACGCATGTGATTTCTCCTATTTGCTAGAATAGTAAGTTGGGGGGTTCGCGGCCCACGGCCCCCCTATCCGTGGTCTAGCAGGCGCGGAATGGCCCTGCCGCTAGATTACCTTTGCGCCCAAGAAGGAACTGCACCGCTATTTTGTGCAGGAGCTTGTGGTGCAGCATTCGGAGCAATTGTGGTTTGTTGCATTGGAATACTGCCTTGGGGCAAAAATTCTGAGTTATCCGGCGTGAGAGCAGCCATAAGTTGGTTATTGTCTTTATAACCGTTGGTGCCCTTCTTAATGCCAACCTTAGCGCAAATCTCCATACCGCTCAAGTCCATCATACTGCTGATGTTGCGGTTTTGTTGCGCTTGTGGAGATACGTCCGCTGGGCTGATGTTTCGTGCGCTTTCGACAATAGACTTCAACGTGCGCAGACCAATCTCTTTAGCAAGAGGCATACCGCTTGGGCCAATCTTATCGCCATCTACGAATACGCTGTGCCAAAACTTGCGGCGGTCATACTCGCCACCGATGATTGTGAACTCAAGGTTCATCCACTTAGCGGATGTGCTTTGTGATTTCTTGAACCATGCGCCTTGACCGAATTCAGGCAATTCGATGTCGCCCTGTTGAACAAGAACTACTGCGCGAACCACAGAGCCACTAGGAATCAGAGAAAATTCTTGGTTATTTGGGTTTTCGTCTGCGGGTACATTATTAAAATTAAGCATTATACTTCTCCTTCGCTAGAAGTTTGAGTTGTAGGATCGACAAACGTAAGATCGTTGTCGGTTAATGGTGAGCCACTATTCATCTTTTCAATCAGCTTGCCAAGATGCGGCTCTTCTAATACGTCGAGACGCCCAGAACGGTCCTTGGCTGGGTAGCCCCATTCGTTTAGCGGCTGACATACAAAGGCGCGATACTGACCATGATCTCCTGAGAGAACTGCCATTGTGATAACTTCGTCCACAATTCCCGGCAATTCACGACCAGTCTTTGCGCCTTCGATCTGCATGTTGTATTGCTTGCGACCGTAATCGTCTGTGACTTCATCCAAGATGCCGACAAAGATCACGTTCTTTGTGCGGATGTGCTGAATGTGTGTAAGCCACGACATCATCTCACGACCGTGCATTCCGTAAACAGCGCGAGTATCGACCTTGCCAGAACGCTCAGAGCGCGCTTCAGGCTGTTGTAAGCACCACTGGAAGCACAAACGTCCTGCTACGGTGATTGAGTCCACAAACAGCGTATCGTACTTCTGCCATACGTCTGAGGAGTCGCCATACATCTGCGCCACATAGTCGTAGTGCGACTGACCATATGGCTGGTCTTCTGATAAGGATGGGTTTGCACCGCCCAAGAAGCACGCAAGGTCACGACATTCTACCCATGTGCGAGGACGCACAACATCGATAGGATGTCCTTCGATTGCTGTATCACCAGCTTCCAAGTCCATAAACAAGGTAGTTGCTGGATTGAGCGTGCGAGCCAGTGTGGTTTTACCCACACCGCTTGATCCACACACCACAATCTTGTGGCCCTTTTTCTCAGCTAAACGCTGATCTGCTGTGATAATCTGCAAAGCCATTATTCTACCTCCTCGACTGTAACGCGGCCTGTCTCTACTGTACGGCACTCTTCAAGCTCACTTCTGATAGCTGGAGGTGCGGCTGTGAATTTGCGCTCTTCTACGGCAAACGTCAGCTTTCCGTAGTGATGTGCATCTTCTGGAGACATAGCGTTCAACTTGTCACGCAGCTTGTCTTGATCCCATGATACTTTCTTACCAACAGTTACCTTGAGCCTTTGGTTGCCCTCTGTGATTTGGGCAGTGCCAAAGTCTTTACCGTTGGAGCGCAGCACATCTTTTGCTACAGGTAGAAATATATCTGAGAGTTGTTCTTCAACGTCTTTGAGTTCAAGGCGCATCTCACTGATGACGTACTTGAGTTCGTCTCGACGCTCGAATAGCTCACGACTGTTCATGTCGTTTCCTTTCCGCTTTAAGTTACTAGAGTCCCAAACATAACCATATGGCGTGGGGTACGTCAAGCACTTTTTTTAGAAAGAAATATTTCTATGCCCAGACAGGCCTTCATGAGCTTCTTTTTTAGTTTAAATTCAGGAGTTTCAACGCCCTTGGCATCTTCAACAATTTCGTGCCACTCGCCGTCCTTGTCTTCGCGCTTGTAGCGGAAGTCAGCAATATAGGCGCATATCTTTTGTTCGTTAACGATCAGGTTGTAGCGCACTTGTAGCTCTAAGTCTTTAACACGCCCAGCGCGTTCGAGCGACTTGATGTACAGATAGCGTTCGCCTTCCCACTTAGAATCGAACTTGATGCCATCTATCGTGACCTTCTTATTTCCATACTTGGGTCTTGACCCACGCCGCTTGGGATTATATACAGTTGAAAAGGTCATTTATGGGAAGGAATCTCCAATGCCAAACCCCGGTAAGTACAAATCCGTAGGTGTTTCTATAGACGCTTATGACAAGTTGGTAGCCATTGCGGATCACGAGGATCGTGCGATTGGCCGTCAGCTTTCGCGTATGATTGAAGAAACATACGAAAACATTCGGCTTGATGTCAAGCCGTCCTATACGATCCCAGCCGCTTCGGGAATTGGTGGGATCGCGTCAGTCATTGAAGACTAGAGTAAACCAGCGTTACCTAATCCACCTAGTAAAGTCGATGCAATGTACGGGTTAGATTTCGCTCTTTCCCGTAAGTTCATTTGCTGTCTAATGACTTCTGGATTTATTGACTGAGTTATTTGCATGTCATCAATAGAGACTGGCATTGCAACTTCTGGAACACTTGTTCGGGTTGGAGCGGGTGCGGGGCCAACAGCCTCTTGATCTGCCAGTAACGCTCTTGCGCCACCTTGACGAATCGCAGTCTTTCCACGGTTAGCGGCTTGCAATCCTGCGAGTAAACCTTGCCCAGCACCAGTTGCTCGCTCTGTAAGAGAGGCACCAGAGCCTGTGACCTGAGCAAATGATTCATTCAGCACTTGTGATAAACTTTGCGCGGTGGCTTGTGGGCTTGTGCGGCCAGCCTTTAATTCTATTGCCGCTCTTATGGTTTGTGGGTTGTTGAGAACATAGTTCAATGCTTTGAACCTAATTCCCTTTTTGAAGTTCTTAGCTGGGTTTGTGACCATACCTGTGCGAATAGCGTCTGCTGCAAGAGAGCCTGCGCCAGTTTTACCCGTATCGCTGAGAAGAACTAACATGTCAGAAAGCTCTTTAATGTCTGCAACTTGCTGCTTACCCAAAACTTTGTTTAACATGTCTGGCTTGTAAGCCTCTAAAGCCTTTCGTAGCGAAGACGCTGCTGCTTCATTTACAAATATATCTTCATCTACTGAGCCAAGAATATCACTTATAATTGTTCGTTTTATTGTTTCTTTGGCTGCGTCATTGCCGTCAAAGAACTTCATAACTCTGTCCATTTGTGAGGCAGAGGTGTTTTTGTTTAGGAGAATAGTAGCTGCCTCTTCAGGCTGTATGGTTCCGTCAGCCAAATCCTTCAAGGCTTTGGAGGACAGTGCTTTTTCAAGACCGATCTGAGCATCCTGAACGCTACGCAATGTTGTAATGATGTCATCGCTAGGATTCTGAGCCACAATCCTTTGCATCATTTGGTCGTCAATTTTCTTGACGCCATTAAAAGAAAGAGCTTTAGCCAGATTCTGAACTTCGCCCCACTGATCTTCAAACAACAGCTTGCCAGACTTGCCCAGCTTCTTAATCTTGTTGTTAAACTGAACACCATTGAAGGCTAATGGATCACCGAAGTCTTTGTTCGCTACCAGCAATGCGTCATCGAGATAGCTCTTCGCCAATGTCTGGCGTAGCTCATCACGACTTATTTGTGATATAGAGCTATCGGCAGCATTCAAGACTGCGGCTATTCTTTTAGGGCTATCAGTAATTCTGTCAAAAAGACGACCTGCCGTTAGCTTTACGTTCTCACCTGAATCACCAAGATTCCGAATGATCCCTAAAGTCTCTAGCTCGTTAAACAGCTTGATCTCACTTCGGTAAGCATCGCGAGCATCTAGCAATTGACCCATCGCTTTTTTGACTGTTTTTGCGTTTTGAGGCCCACCTACACCTGTGAGCTTCAGGCCACCAGATTTATAATTACTAGGGTCCATCATGCGATCAATGTCGCCCTTCAAGCTATTTAACAGGCGTCTAGGTGTGGTGTCTTTGATTCCCAGTGCTGGGTCCATCAGTGTGTCGTTTATATTTTTGCGAAGCTCTTTCAGGCCGTTGAAGGTTGTGAACCCTTCCTTAGCACCAGATGAATTCAACTGATCTATCTGACGGCCTATCTCCAAAAACTCATCAGGCGCAACTTTGTTCGCACCCGCGTACTGACTGTCTATAATGTCTCCGAATCTGGTCTGCATTGCCTTTATATCAAAAATAGGCAATTCTCCGCCGACAACTTCTCTTGTAACGCCATTGAGTGTTACAGGGCCTTTCACTTCGGACAAAGTGTCGTCAACCAACTTGAACTGTTGCTTGCTTTGTTTCATGAACTCTTCGTAGTTCTTAACAAGGGACTCAAGAACGAAATCGTCTATCTCTCCACCAGTCTTTGTGGTTTTGGTGAGCATAGATATTGTGTCATCAATAGCTTTCATGTGAGCGTCTTGTGCAGACTTCAATCCAGATTCAAGCTGTTTAGCCTTTTGCGGAACTGAGTCTTTTATTACTCTAGCCAAGTCATCAATGGTAGAAATGCCAGCTTCCCCAAGCAATTTATCACGCTCGTTTAGGGCAAATCTAATATTCGTCATGGCTCTTTTTTGTTCGTTGCCGCCTATAGCCCCTGCGATCTGTGATGTCTTTGATAGGCCAGCGGGAAGACCTGCCGCGCCATAGCTAGGCAAGCCCGGAACATCCGCGTCCATAATTTTTAAAGCAAGGTTAGCCTGATCTGCACCTAGCTCGCGTTCGACTTGGCCCATAGCACGAGCGCCTGCGTTTACGCCTTTACCAGCCGCACCTATTGCAGCTTTGCCAAGTTTAAAGATAGCGTTACCCGCGAAGTCCAAAGTACCCGCAAGGGCAGCTTCTCTTGCTACATCAACACCAATTTCGCCTAAAGACTGTCTTTGAATGCCCAATAGGCTTTCAATACCTTCTTCAGCCGCTTGACCTAAGCCTGCGCCAGCGGCTGCACCAGCCGCGCCTGTCACCAAGCCCGGAGCGCCTAAGATGCCACCAATAACCGCGCCAATTGTTTCGGGGGCAATACCTGCTAAATCTGATACGTCCCGAAAGCTAAGACCTTCTTCCTCAAGAATAAGGTTTTGACCAATAGGCTCCATGCCTTGACTAACCTGACCAGCCTCAGTCAGTGCGAGACGACCTTTTGAGTCTTTTGTGTAGCCTTCTTCACCCACCATTTTACGCAGAATAAGTTCTTTTTCTTCTGGGGTTTC